ACCCTCTTCGGACAAAAACTTACTTGGCCTTTGCCTTCACTTTGTGTGGGTGCGAAAGCTGGGGTTCTTCCAGATGCGGGAGTTAGTCCAGATGGAATAAACCTAAAGGTTCCATATCTTTCTTTGGATTTTCCTTTCCCTAGTTTAACCGTATCGGTTGGGAAAGATAAGCCGAAGGTAGAACTAAAACTTGGTTCGATTGACAAAACCGAACACAAACCTGAATAAAAATGTTAAAATCAAAAACAGTATGGGCTGCCGTGGCAGCAATTGTAGGAGCTATTGGTGGTTATTTTACTGAAGATATAGAGTTTGGTGAGATGATGCAGCTAGTGGTTACTTCCGCATTAGCCGTTTTCTTGAGGCATGGAGTCGCCAAGGTCGAAGAAAAGGTAGAGTAGTGGGGATTATAAAGGCAATCGTGGCCTTACTCCGAGCCGTTCCAAGTTTGGAGCGGCTTTTTTTATCAATTTTCGATGGAATAAAGGAAGCTAATGCAAAAGCTAAGTATGAGGAAAAACTTGATAATATTGATGCTGCCGTTGATGCTCACCGCATGTCAGGGATTAAAGTTAAATGGAGTGAAGGAACTGACCGATCACCCCCAGTTTCCGATAGCAGCGAGGGAAGCACCAGCTTTCACGAAGGCAGCATTGAGGAAAGTAGCTGAACTAGAATATAAAATTGAACGGGAATAATGCCACGACCAGAACCAATACTTGACGGGGATACCTTTTTTAAAGGGGTGAACGCTCGTCTCGATCCCGGTCAACTAGAAGCCGGGTTTGTGGCTAGTGCCATAAATAAGCGTTTTTCTAATGGGGTTGTGGAAACCAGACCCGGTATTAAGAAGATGCCTTGGAGTAACAACGCCAAAGTATCTTACGATGACACAACCGGATATAGTGCCACGGGGGAGTACGTTTTATATAGCGGGAGACAAGTGTCTTATAGTAGCCAATCGGATGCTGAATCTGGAACTAATCCAACTTTTTCAAACGTAGCAGTAGATACTAATCCTCCATCCACCGATACCCCCGGTCTTGCTTCATTAACAGTTACAACCGGCCCCGCTAGTCAGGAAGCAAATGCTAATTTAGGCCCGTATTTTAAAACGACAGGCACAGTAGCCGCTGGATTAAATCCATTAAAAAGCAGCGATAATACTGTTAATGCAGGATGGGTTAGTGCTGGACATAAGATTTTTGGCTTTGGAACTGTTTATGGAGCGGGAGTTTTTCGTGATCCAGCCGGTAGGGAATACCTAATAGTAGCAGCCGAAGACGGTGTTTTTTCAACACGAGAAGGATCGCAAGCTGAAAAACTATCAATGCCAACAGGAGAGGTAATTGAAGAAGATGTTTTTTTTGTTCAATGCTTTAATGTCTTAATGATGATGCGAGGAGAAAGTAAACGACCTCTGGTGATGAAAAAAATAGAGGACGGTTTTGAATCCATCGTACAAGAAGATACTGATGTGGATATTGATGAAAACGATTCAGATGGAACAGAACAAATTCCTAATTCCAGTAGTGCTTTGTTTTTTGGAAACAGGCTTTTAATTCCACATTCCAGAGATTTAATCGCGGCGTCTGATTTTTTAAATTATACCCGATACCAGCCTGTAATGGCTAATTTCAGAATCAACCAAGGGAGTGAGGATGAGTTAGTTGCCATTCAGAAAATTGACGTTACTACAATAGTAGCTTTTAAAAGTAACTCGATTTACGTAATTAGTAACTTATATGGAAACGCAACTGATGCTATTTTAGACGAGATTACTAGGGAATATGGAGCCGTTAGTGCTAAATCAACCGTCCAAGTGGGTAGTGATGTTTGGTTTTTATCTTCTAAAAAAGGCATTTGTAGTTTGTCAGTTGCCGCTCATGGTAAAATCAACGCTGTTCAATTACCTATAAGCGAGCATATCCAACCACTTATTGATCGTATAAATTGGAATCACGCTAGTAAAGCTGTAGCTGCCACTTATGGAAATAGATTCTATTGTGCTGTTTGTATAGATGGAGCTACCGAAAACAATGCTATTTTAATCTACGACTTCCTCCAAAACGCATGGAGTGGGTATGATACTGGTGCTGATATAATCGAGGTTAAAGAGTTTTTAGAGATGGAGTTTCAAGGCAAACGCCGTTTGTTTTTCTTATCTACTGATGGTTTTATAAATTTATACGACGATAATATTTCTGTTTGTGGCCCCGTGGACGAAAAAGGTAACGCAGACGGGAGCATAACCGTAAACCAAATATCGGATGAGGTAATTACTAGAGGATATACGGCCAAGGATATTTCGCAGAAAAAATGGAGAAGTGCCGAGGTACAAGTATCCACAAACGATCCTAAATTTACTGTTACCACGGTGTACGATGGGCCGGAAGAAAACGACGAGAACCTAGTATCAGACAAGACCTTTTCTAGAGTCAAATATGATAAGCCTTTTGATAAGGTGGATTTTGACCAATCTATGGCTGATAATGATTTTTCAACTAAATTTAGGGAAGACTATAGTGTAAAACTTGCTGGTGAAACAGGTGGAGTTGACATAGACACAGATTGGACAGGCGTGCTTGAACCAGTTGACACCGGATTCGACCCAGATTTGCAGCAATCCAGCACAAACAAATACAAATTTAGAGGTGCGGGAAGGTACATCCAATTAAAAATAACCAACACTCAAGGAAGGTTGGAGTTAAATACTGTTAAGGTAGGGGCTTTAGCCGGAGAAAATTTAATAAGAAAGGAATTATAAAATGGGTTTAAGTATAACGGTTCAAAAAGGGCATGATTTCTCATCTGGTAATGTTACTAGAGCAGCTTTAAATGCCGGGGCAACTCCTACAATAGCCATAACCGGGTCAGTAGGAGATTCAGAGTTGGCAGACGATAGTGTTGACGATGCGAATATTAAAGATACCGCACAGATATTAGCGAAAAAACTTAATATTCCAAATGATACGCTATTAGTTGGAGGAACTGTTGACAATATTGAAAATAGAGGAAAATCGTATCCCATAGACACATCACTTCAAAGTGCCACATTAGACGGAAGTATTAAACTTCTTGCCGATACGGGTTATAAAATAGAATCTGTAGCAACTAACTTATCGGACAGAGGAGGTCATGTTGGTATCCAGAAAGATTTTGTATCGGGATCAGGTGTTACTTTTTTAAAATTATTGCTTAATACGGGAGTAGTAACTGGAGGTCACCTTCATCAAGATTTATTTACAGATTCGGTAACTAGAAATTCGGCCACAGGACAAATAGAAGTCGGAGTTAACTCGGTTGATGTAACGAAACTTAAAAGAGAAGGTACGTCTGGGCATGTTTTAACATCAAATGGAACAAACCTTGACCCTGAATATAAGGAACTGGAAATAGCAGCTTCTCCTGTTTTTGAAACTGAAAGTACAAGCACTTGTTACTACCTAGTTCCAACAGCTACTACTAAAATAAGGATACAAGCAGTCGGAGGTGGGGGTGGGGGTTCTGGTGAGTACCAACCTTCAACCCGATATGGAGGAAGTGGGGGAGGTGCTGGAGCGTATGTTCAGGCTGATTTTAGCGTTTTAAATAATGGAGCAGTTAAAACTTTAAACTCAAGTGTAACAGATGATGGTGCGGACTATTCGGCAGCGTTAGGGCTTTCTACTACTGGAGGAACCGGAACTGGAGCTACTATTACAGTACAAACAGTTGATGGAAACGGTGCTATAACAGGTTTCGCTTTAACTACTGGAGGTTCTGGATATACAGCGGGTGATGTTTTAACCGTTGTCCAAGAAGGTGCATCTGGTGGACAAGTTACGGTAACTGAAACTGAAGTTGCGTTATTAAAAATAAGTGCTGGGGCTGGTGGAGCAAGAGAAGACGGGTCTGGCTCCGCCGCCGCCGGAGGAGCTAGTTTTGTTTATATGGACATTACCGGAACAACAAATCATCCTAATAGCCAAGACGCCCCCGATGGAACAGTAATAATAACAGCCGCCGCTGGTGCTGGGGGGGCGTATTCGCAAGGAAATGTTGCTGCCGGGGGGGCGGGTGGTCAAGTTGCGAATTGTACTACTGGGGCCGGTGCTTATAACACAAGTATTTATGCCGGGGGTAGTGGTGGTGATAATGATACCCAATGGTATGGGGCCGAACCTGTTACTGGTACTTATATCGGAAATACTGCGGGACACGGAGGGCATTCAAGATGGGGCGCACCGGCTACTGGGTTAAACACAACTGGATCAACAGCAGAATCTGTTGGGCAAGGTTATGGACAAGGAGGAAGAGGCCATAACGACCATTTATCTAGTACCCCAAGTACCGAAGTGGGCGGCAGAGGTCACGTTAAAATATTCCTATTGAACTAATGCCTTCTCACACACTCATAACTGATAGTAAAATCAGTAATCAAGCGAGGATTAATCCTCAAAAGATTGCCCCCTCCGACGAAGCCTCTTTTTTAATAACTCAAAAGGATAAAAAATATCAGTCGAAAAAGATTCATGGAGATGGAACGGTTGACTCGAATGGTAAATTAACGATAGTTCAGCCCAGCGTTTCCCAAGTAGTTGAAGAGAGTCTGCCAAATAGAACAGTTAAAGTTGGAACCAGTTCCGGTAAAAACGAATATGTTAAACTGGGTTCCAAAGCCGGGGAGATAGCGGTAAGAGATGCGAGCGGTTTTCTTTTTGCAAAAGCATCAGAAAGTTCTATTAGTGCCGCAACTGCTACTAAAGCTGATACAGCTAACAGAGCTATTAGGGCAAACATAGCTGACAAAGCTGATCTTGCAACCAACGCCGATGATGCGACTCTGCTAAACGGCAACAATATGGACTACTACCGAAACGTGGCCAACCATGTTGCGGAAGCTGAAACAACGTCCACCGATTCAAATAGCAACGAGACAACCTACAAGAAAACCCCCCACAAGGTTTTTGAGTTTGAAGTGCCGGGTGACTCTGGCAGCTATTCAGCGGGGGGAACAACCTCTTCAAACTACCCGATAGAATTTACACACAACTGCGGATATATACCCGATGTTTCGGTGTACTATAAAAGTAATAATGCGCAGGAAACTGATCCTTGGCTGGAAGTGGACGCAGACATTCAGAACACAGCGACCACAACGAAAGTGCAAATATCTGCACAGAACGCTCATTTAAAAATCATAGCGAAGTAACATGGCAACGAAAAAAGTTTTTACTAGTTTAGAATTTCAGTCTGGAGCAAAGCTGCTCAAGGCGAAAATTGACATACAAGCGGCAGGCGAATTGAACGGGGAAAATCCCACGTTTTCTGCTTCAGCGGGGCAGTTGGCTTATGGTGATGATACGAGGCTATACCTTGGGGTGGGAGAAACGTGGAAGGCGTTGCACCATGCGGGGGCGGCTTTTTCAACGAATCAAGCCATCACCTCCACCAAGGCCGATGGTGCGCCGTTTGTGGTTGCGGATTCGACTAGGGTGGACAACTTAAAAGCGGAACTGCTTGGAGCAAGTGATGACACTCTAGCCGATGGCACTCACCGTATAAGTGCAGAGGCAACTCAATACGGCATCCCCGTTTACGGAGACAATGGTGTACTCAAGGTAGGCACACCCGATGCTAATGAAGATGCGGCGACCAAGGCGTATGTGGATTCAACCTCCCAAGGGTTGACGGTCAAGAACCCCGTCAAGGCAGGGACAACTGCCGCCATTACTTTAAACGACGAGCAGACCATTGATGGGGTTGTGTTAGCTGCCGGTGATCGGGTGTTGGTTAAGAACCAAGCTGCACAAGAGGAGAATGGAATTTATGTTGTAGTGGATGGGGATGATTGGACGAGAGCAACCGACTACGATGCCGCTGGTGAAATTCTGGATGGTGATTTTATTTTTGTAGAGAGCGGGACGTTGAACGCTAACCGTGGGTTTGTTCAAACAGAAGCAGTAACGACGCTTGATACGGACGACATAGCGTGGGTTCAGTTCTCCGGGGCTGGACAGATCACGGCAGGGGATGGTTTAGCCAAGCTGGGAGATATTATGAGTGTTGGGGTAGCTGCACCCATATCAATTGACAGCGACAACGTAACGATTGCTGACGGTGCAATTACGGGAGCAAAGTTAGAAAACAATACCGTCACCTCAACGCAACTTGCGGACAGCATTA